TCATGGCAGCGTGAACTCGTCGTTGTCCGCCCACACAAGCTGCGCATGGGCAGGAGCGGGCGTGCAGCCTTCGAGGATGTTCTGGGTGATGCGCGTCTTGCCGACAGCAATGGTCGGCAAATTGGCGAAGCCGCCCTGTGTTATGAATGCAGTCCTCCGAACCAGGGCACCGGTGAAGCCTACCCCACTGTTCAGTTCGATCTTTGTCGCACCCCAGCCACCCTGATCGATATGGCCTTCGTAGCTGCCGCCTGTAATCGATACGAGATAGGCCCAGCCTTCGATATGGGCGCCGATACGCCCGCCTGGTTCGCACCGAACCACATTGGGGCCAAGGGTTCCCTCCCACTTCCCCGGCCACAGGCGGTGCGCCGTACCGAGATAGCCACCGGCTTTGATGATGGTGAGGTTGCCGGAAATCTCGAAGTGGTCGAACTGGTCGGTCCCGGCCCCGTAATAGCCCACCTCCCCGTCCTCGACCGTGAAGGTGCAGTCCTTGATGCTGCCACCGGTGCCGTAGCACAATTCGGCCATGTCGTGGACTGCCGTGCGGAAGGACGAGTTCTTCAAGTGAGCGTCGTCGCCCATCAGGTAGACCCCCAGCCCATCCGCGCGCTCGACGTGAATGTCGTCGATATTGATTCCTCTGTTGCGGTTGGTGAGGCTAAGCGTCAGCGTCTTGATCCCGCAGTTCTCCAGCCACGCGTCGCCGCCGCTGGTGCTGTCGGGCGTCAGATTATTGTCGACGTTCGGGTCCAGCGTCAGCGAGCGGACGGCGGTCTTTTCGATCCCGAATCCAATCCAGCGGATTACGTTACAGAACTGGTCGTCGGCCAAGCGGATGATCGTGCCGTGGCGGCTCTGGCCCTTCAGCGTGACATTGCTGTTAGGCATCAGGATGGCGCCCTTCGCTTCGAGCGAGGGCCATTCGGCTACGGGGATGCCCTCTGTCGTTTCCGAGACCAGGTATCTGCCGTTCTGCAACTCCACCAACCCGCCATCGGTCAGCGATGCGAGGGCCTGATTGATCTCGATCTGGTCGTTGTCCCCGTCGCAGACGAGATCGGCCCCGTTGCGATGTGCGGAGTCGACCCCTGCGATCTTGATCGTGCGCCCGAGGACGGCATTCCCACTAAACAGCGCGGTGGCGCGGCTCATTTCCGTAATCGACAAGCCGGGCGAGAAGGTGACCACCTTGGCGACCGTGCCACCCAGAGCATTCATCCCGCCGTAATCGCTGCCGATGTTCACCTGCGTAAGCGTCGGGATCGCCAAATTGGCCGACCCGACCTCCGCGCCGTTGAGGAAGAATCGGAAGCCGTCCGCGTACCAGGTCACGCCAAAGCGCAGGGCCACGCCCGGTGTCGGGTAGCTGAAATAGGTCGTCGAGTTCGCGCCACCACTCGCCAGATAGACGAACAGCTGCCCTTCTGCATTGATGGCGATGACGACACGGTTCGCCTCGGTGCCATCCGACCATTCGGCCAGAGTGCTGTTTTCCGTGCCTGGCACGCCGGGGGTCGCCTCGACCAGGATCGCGCCGCCCGTGCTGTTGGCCTGCGCATAGCTGGCGACATCGGCCGGGCGCGATACCGGGGCACCGGCGGTCGGAATGTAACTGGTTGCGCTCTTGCCCGCTTCGACCTGGGCTCCACCCAAGTATAGACCGGACGTGTCATCGCCGGCGTAAATCTCGTTGCCGCCCGCATCCAGCATCATGGTCTGCAGGTCGAGAGTGGCCTGCCCCGCAGCGGTGAGGATCAGCAACGAGCAACGATACCACCCGTCGACCATCGCCTCGATGACGCCGGGGCCAGAGACCACCGTTCCAGCGGCTAGGTCGAAGGTCGCAACGGCCCCGCTGCCACCATAATCGGCCAGGCGCAGCAGTGTGCGTTCGCCTGCCTTGGCGTATTCACTGCAAACGTAATGGGTCGCCGGTGAGCAGGCATAGGCCTGAATGCTGCGGTGGATGGTGTTATCACTCGTTTCCACCAGCTTGTCGGCGGTGATCGTGCCATCGGGTGCAGCGATGGCATCGGCCACAATCACGGCCGCCAACGCGGTCCAGGCCGCATTCGTGCGGTCGGAGGAATAAAGCGCCAGATTGCTCGCTTCGCGTTCGACCTGCAGTCCATCGGCCGCGATACGCGGCGTATCCGCTGCTACCAAAGCCAGCGTCCCGTTGACGTTCTGGAAGACGGCGGCGGCACGCGCAAAGGCCCACCCCGGCAAGTCGCCTGGTTCGTCACCCGGCACCTGCGCTGATCGGAAATAGGCGCTGGCGAACAACGCCTCCGACCCTTGCGAGGCAAAGGTCCACGCGGCGATAACCGATGAGATCCCGTACTCTTCGGCACGGCCGAGCAGTGGAAGCGCGCCAGTAACAAGACTGGCTGCGGCTTCGGCATCAGCGACATAGGGCGCAGCGATCGTGTCGATCAGTGAGTGCAGCGCCCCGGTGTTGGTCCAGTTACCCGTCCCGCTGGCACCGCTTTTCACGTAGAGGTCGGTGTTCGCGTCGACCGGGTCGGCATAGACCAGGCCAACGCTGTTGGCCTCGTGCGCCAGATCCGCTTCCAGCTCGGCCCGCGTGGTATAAGCCACGTCGACCAGCGCGCCCAGCGCCGCGTTGGAGATCGCGACCTCGATCAGCGCGCCGATCTCGCGCTGTTCCGATTTCTCCGGATTATACGGCCCGCTCGATTTCACCCCATCGGTGGCATAGTCGCGGTAGACCTCGCTAAATTTATCTCCAATCGCGCTCATCGTCTCGTCCTCCTAGTCAGGTCACCACGGCCGTCACCGGGCCGGTGGCAGCACTCGGGTTGTCGGCCGCGTCGTATGCGCGCGCCCAGAAATAGTGGGTGCCGGCCGCCAGGCCGGTTTCGGTATGGGTCTTCAGCTCGCCCAGGCTGCCCTTGAACTCGCCGCCGATCTGGGTGGCGGTCCCCAGATCGTTGGCCATGTTCTCGAACAGTTTCACGTGGTCGAACGCAGCCTGGGGATTGCGCCAGTCGATCACCGCCTCGCCGGCGGCGCCGGGGGCTGCGGCCAGGCTGCTGGGCGCCGGCACGCTGGCGGCGGCCGTGGGCGTGATCGTCTCGCTCGCGCTCCAGGTGCTGCTGCGGCCGCCGATCGACCTTCAGCGCACGCGCACTTCGTGTTCCAGCCCGCTGTTTACGGGGCCGCTGCGTGCGCTGAAGGTCGCATCGTCCACCACCATGGTCACCCATTCGCCGGCCGGCGTTTCGCGCAGCTGCGCTTCGTAGGTCAGACCTTTGCGGCCGGGATCGTCCCAGGTTGCCGCGATTGCCACACCGTTCGCATCGCCGAAAGAGAGTGCGACTGCCGACAGGGCGAGGCCGGTGGGCGCCGCCAGCGTGGGGTCGCCCTTGGGCGGGGCAGAGCTGGCGGGCGGCGTCCCTTCCACGGCGGTGGCGTCGTCCAGCCAATCGCCCGGCTTCACCTGCGACAGTTCCGCCTCGATCGACTTGGTGCGCACGAACAGCCTCAGGCGCTTGATCTCGAACCAGGCGGCGATCCCCATCACCTCGGTATCGAGCCGGCAGAACCTGCGCCCCAACAGGTCGAGGGCGCGCAGATCCATCAGCGCGGTCAGATGCCAGCGATCGGGATCGAGGCTTTCGGCATGGCGATAGCCCACGCGGATCGCCTGGTTGTGGTGCGGGATGTAATTGGCTGGCAGCGATTGCGGATCGCTGTTCGGGTCGGCATCGCTGTTGGGCACGGTCAGCGTGGTGGCTTCCTGCTGGCGGTACCCGATCGCGCTCTCGGTATAGAGCACCTTGATCGCGCTGGTGCGATGGCGCGTGGTCGGTCCCTGTTCCACGCTCAGCGCCTTGATCGCATCGTCGTTGATGGTGACGTCGGGTTCTTCCCACCGGCCCGCCTGGATGTTCAGCTTGCCATTGGCATCCTGGAAGGCCCAGCCATCGGCGGCCTTCAGCATGTCGGCAAACACATCCTTGCGGTCTTCGTTGACCAGCGAATAGCTGGCCCAGCAGCGCCAACGGGCAACGGTGCCGCCCACTGCGGCGGGCACCAGATCGTCCGAAACCGCGGCCTCGATCGCGATATTGGTCCAGTTTACGTTGTCGTATCCGCCGCCATAGCCATCGCTGTCGGCCCAGTAATTCGCCGTCACCAGCGCCCAGTTGTCCGACCACGTCCAGGTCGTGGGATCGTCCACCCGCTGCGGCCCGGTGCCCATGACGACGAACCCTTCGCCATCGTCGTAGATCACGGCCGTGCTGTCATGGCGCGGATCGTAGCAGGAACACCCTTTGCGCACCTGCGAATATTCGGGCACCCGCCCGTTGTAGACGGTGTTGAAATCCTTCTGATCCACCGGTTCGCAGATGATGGCGGCATGCGCGCAGCCGCGCTGGCGGTGATCGGCCGTCCATTCCGGGAAGATGGCGGTCAGCTCGCCGATCGCGCTCTGGTTGGGATCACCAGGCCGGGTGATGATATGCACCGCACCCTTGAAGCTGGCGTCGCTGATCGTGCCGCTGCCATCCACGTTCACCACTTCATCGTGCAGGCGATGCTCGAGGATCTCGTTCTCGTGGCCCGTGCCCAGCGTCAGCACCTTGCCCAGCGTGCCGTTCTTGCTCGCCTCGAAGCTCACCTGTCCGCTGGTGTGGACGATGCCCCAGTTCTTCTTGCGCGATCCCACCGCCGCGCGCGTTTCGATCTGGCCGTCTTCGGGCTTGGGCCGGCCAGGCTTGAACAGCTGGCTGAGGCCGAAGGTGATCGCGAATGTGACGACATGCGCGATAATGGTGGCCGCCAGCTTGGACAGCCCCCACTTGAAGAGCACGCCTGCTATGGCCTGGGGCATGGCACCCTCCAGGCATATTCGGGCTCGACCCGCACGATCTCGATGCCTTCGCCGCCGCGCGCGGCCATCATCGGCGCCTGGCCGTCGGTCCCTGCTTTGAGGCAAAGGCTGGCGGTAGGCCGATGGTCCACGCTTGCGATGATCGCCAGATCGCCGCGGATAACGTCATTGGCGATCGGCCTGCATCCCAGCTGCTGCAGCGCCTCGGCCGCAATCTCCGCCACGCCATAAGGATCGCGCGCAATGTGCATCACCTGCGAACGCGATGGTCGCTGTGTGAATCGCCGGCCGGTCAACTGCTCGGCATAATCCAGCAGGTCGATCGCGCAATTGGCATCGGGCATGCAGAACGGCTGCGCCAGCCAGCGCTGCAGCACCGCCGCGATCGCTGCCTCGATCGGCGCAGGGGTAAGCACCGCCGCCATCAGTAGTCGGGCCATGTTGTGGTGATGCCGCCCGCCAGCAGGCCCACGAATTCGAAGCCGCGATCGCCGGGAAAGCGCGCGTTCTGATCGGCATCGGTGTACATGGCATGGCGCGGCCGGCTGCGCAGGGCGAAGATCTGTTCGGCGGTGATCTCGATCGATCGTTCGCCTTCCTCGGTGAAGGAAAAGCTGGGGCGCAGCATACGGAATGCCGCAATGGCAAAGGGCATGTCCCAGCAGCGCTGGTTGTACGGATCGGCTTCGTCGGGTTCGCCATGAAACTGGATGTATGCGCGCACCCAGCGGCCGCGCGCTTCACTGTTCCATTCCTCGCGGCACTTGGTCAGGATGTCCTGGTCGATACCCGACAGGGTGAATTTCGCTTCGGGTGCTTCGCCATTGATCGCCTGCTCGATACCCGTGGCATCGCCCAGCGATCCGATGCCGAACCAGCTTTCCCCTTCATTGGTATCCAGGCGGCCGTTCTCCGCCCACAGGCGCACGGTATCGCTGGCGAATTCGAAGGCGAACAGGAACGAACATTCGACCTTCGCCCCGGCAAGGTATGCGCGGATGGTGTCGGGGAACAGGCTCATACGAACCGCTCCACCAGCTCAAGCGAGGGCGCGCCGTATCGTGCGCGCCGCAGCATCAACTCGCCCTGGTCATCGTCGATCAGGCCGGCGATCATCGTGGGCTTCAGCTTCAGCGGTTCGTTGACATAGGCCGATCGGAAGCTGGGCGTGGTCTCGATCGTCGCCACGTTGCCTTCCCACCACACGCGCCGCGCGATGTAGGGATGCTCGCCCAGGCCGAAATACAGGCCCGCTTCCAGCAATTGCCCATACTGGCCGAAGTCGGCGGTGATCGTCCGCTGTCCTTGGGCCCCCGAAACACTCACGCCTTCCAGATCGTCAGCCAGGTGCATGGCCCCGTCGCTAAAGGTCGCTCCGTCGCTCCACGGCACCAGATGCGCGCCGATCGCGCTGTCCTTGGCCCGGTGCCACAGGTCGAACAGCGGCACGCGCACCGCATTGGCGCGCCCTTCGAACAGCGCCATCATCGCACGCCAGGCCTTCACCTCGTCGCCGAACAGATTGCCGAAGGTCAGCTTCAGGCCGAAGGGCGGCCGGATCGCCGGCGCGGATTGCGTGAAGCCGTTCAGGCTGCGCGACAGGCCCACGGTGGCGCGCGGCGGCAGCACGGCAATATCCTGCGGCACCAAATTGGCTGGCCAATCGAAGATCATTGGCGCCGCTCCAGCGTATCCTGCACGCGCGATGCGGCGACTTGATCGTAACCAGCCACTGCAGCCTGCGCTTCGCCGCGGGCGATCTGGTTCATCTGGTCCAGCAGATCCTGTGTCACCACCGCACCGCGCAGATCATAATAGTTGGATGATCCGCCCGCTGCGCTTGCGCCGCGCATGCCGCCATTGTCGTTCGCACCGGCCGGATCGATGCGGCCCGGCGCCAGCGGCAGGAAGAGCCCCGGCGCGGTGCTGCGCTCGTTCACGGCGTAGATCTTGCCGGGCGATACCGGCCCACCTTCGGCGCGGCCGCCGCCAAAGATGCCTAGGACGGATGAAAATAGCCCACCGATGAAATCTCCGGCCCCGGCGCTCTGCAGCGCTTCTGCAAACGGGGCGATCAGCACCTGCTGGATAAACATATCGATGATGCCGCTAAGGAACGGATCGTCCACGCCTAATGCGTCGGTAATCCCATCGCGCATGCCGGCGCGCAGATGCTCCAGTTCGTCGATTACCAGTTGCTCGCCCCAGCGGCGCATTTCTTCGGGGCCCATGTTCAGATCGTCGGTATAGCGCTCCAGCGGGCCGCGCTGGTCCAGCCTCATCCCCTCGCGATCGGCAGCCTGCCGTTCCTCCAGCAGCGCACGCGCCTGCGCCGCATCGAGGATGCGCCCCTGGGCGATGTCCTGCTCCAGCAGCTTGCGCTCGATCTCCTGCTGCAAATCCAGCGCGCGCTTCTCCAGCGCGAACCTTTCATCCAGTCCCAGCGCAACGCCCGCCTGCGCGTCCAGCGCATCGGCCTGCATCGCCAGCATTTCCAGCGCCATCGCATTTTCGCGCTCGGAAATGCGCTGAAGCTCTGCCTGGCCCAGCAGGCCGGGCTCTTGCACCACGATCGCGCCATCGGCGCCTACGGCCTCGCGCTTGCCGTACAGCAGGTCCAGATGCGCCAGCATCGCTTGCTTCTGGGCGGTGGTGAAATCCTTGTTGTTCTGGATCTGGCGCTCGCGTTCATCGCGCTCGGCGCCCAGTAGATCCATTCGGATCGCAAGCTCATCATCGATGCTGGTCGCCAGCTGCAGGCGGGCGCGCAGCTCTTCCTGCTGTTGCTGGGCCAGTTCCGATAGGTAGCGGTCCTCGATGCGGGCTATTTGGTCCGCTGCACTGCGGCCCGATCGGCGGGAACCGCCTCCGCGACCGCCACCATTTTCCGGCTGCAGGAATTGCTGAAGGGCGCCCTGATCGCCGCTGAGCGACTTGTCGGCATCAGTGTAATAGGCCTCATTCTCTGCGCCGATATTGAAATTCTGGATCGCCTGGAGCGCCTTGCTCAATGCCTCATCGTCGATCTGATTGGAGCGTCGAAGCGAGTTCAGGCCGCTGACAGCGCCGGCATATCGTACGTTTCGATCTTCGCGGGAAAGGCCGTCCAGACCGTCCATGTAGGAGGCAACAATATCCGCAGTGGGATCCCCGGTTCGGACTAAACGTACACCACCCATTAGGCCGGCCTGCACTTCCACCGAGCCCTTTCGGATATCGATCATTTCCTTGCGCGCAGCCGTTTGCATCTTTCGAGCATCGATCTGCCCCGCGATCGCCTGTGCTCGCGCGTTCGCCAGCAGTGCGACCGTGTTCTCCTTCAGCTTGCCGGTGGTCAGGTCGATCGCATTGCCGACGATGCTCTGCGCATCCGCAAAGGAATTGCTGGCAAGCTCGGCGGCCTCGAACGCCTCTTCAGCTTCCCATAGCGAACTGACCAGCGGCACCAGCGCCGTCGTCGCCGCCATTAACCCCAGGCCCCAAGGCCCACCCAGAAAACCGATGAGGCCCTTCGCACCGCCCTGCATCAGGCCGATCGCCTGGACTACCTGCATGCCCTGGCTGGCGAAGATCTGCATCGGGCGTGCGCCAAGGCTGTACATCGTCGCCACATCGCCCAGCTGCATCGCGAGTTGCTGCGATCCCGCGCGCTGGGCGTTCGTCAGCTCGATGTTCTGCTGCTGTGGAACTTGCGCCAACTCGTAAGCAGACTTCGTCTGTTTCAGCGTGGCGATCTGCTCGCGGTGCTCCGCTTGCACCAAACTCAGCGCGGTCTTCGTCTCGAGAAGCGAGCGGTTGTATTCCTCCACCGAGATTTCGCCCGCCTTCAGCGCGGCCTTTGCCTGGTCGATTTCGCGCTTGGCTGCTGTCTGGCTGGCAGCGAGGCGCGCGATCGATGCGTCGGCATCCTTGTATGCCTGGGCGTAGGCGCGGGCTTCGCCCTCGGATTGCTCGATCGCGCGGTCCAGATCCGCCACGGCACGCTGCGCGCCTTCGCTGTCGCCGGAAATCACCAGTGCGGTACGCAGCGTCATCGCTCTATCCTTCTCCGCCGTTCAGTTCGATCGTCGCCGCGCGCTCCATCACGCGCACGCCCTTCCACTGTTCAGCAGTCACGGTAATGCCCGCCATTTCGAGCCCGGCTTTCGCCGCGGTGTAATCGAGCCCGAGATAGCGATAGGCGCCCATGCCGATCGGCGCGGTTCGCCACTGGGTGGATATTGCAGTGAAGGCCCGAACGATCGGCCAGTTATCCGGCCATACGTCCATCTCGCGTGCCGGCGTGCCCGCTGCGCGCAGTTGTTCGATCACCTCGCGCGGAAAGCCGAATGCTTGCGCGTCTTCCGCTGCTTCGCCGGGACCGGCGGCGCCGCCCACAAGGGCGCGCGCCGCCGCTTTCAGTTTCCCTCCTTCGCCCCGTTCAGCGCGGCGAAGTATGTCTTCACGATCGCCTTGCGCGCCCAGGGCAGGCGGGTGACCTGGTCGCGGACATTGTCCGAATATTCCAGCGCCTTCCCCTCCACATCGCCGATATCGTGCAGCTCCACGATGATCCGCTCGAGGAACGCCTTCACGCTGGTGGCATCCATCATGTCGAAGCTCTCGGCCTCGTCCATGCCGATCGCGCGAAAGGTCGCGGCGAAGCTCTGATCCTCGAACCCGCCATCCACCGGCACCTTGGCGGTTACCGTGTGGCGGAAGGTCGGCTCTGCGGCCAATTTGAACATGCGTGTAGATCCTTCTCAGAAGGGCCTGAGGCGCGTCTATCGCTGCCCGGCCGCAGGTGGTGGTCAGGTCAGCGTGATGGTCCACTGATCGTCGCCATTCGTGGGCAGCGGCGTCAGCGACAGCGGCCATTCGGCCACGTTCTGCGACTGCTCGTATCCCGGCAGGCGGCCCAGCGAACAGGTGGGCGCGCCGATCGTCACGATCTTGCCCGCCTGTGTGCCATGCACCAGCTGCACCGCCTGGCGCGTGCGCGCCTCGGCGATCGCATAGGGATTGAACGTGCTCAGCGGCAGCGCTTCGACCCGGGCGGAAATGCTTTCGCTCCTGTCAACGATCAGCATCTCCTCGCGCCCGATCAGCAGGCGCTGCTGCACGTCGTTGCCCAGGTTGAAGCCGAACTGCGACAGCACCATCGCCTGTCCGCCCACGCTGAAGGCCGGCGTGTTCTTGTTGCTGGCAACCTGCGGTACCTGGAAGGCGGACAGGTCCGGCGTTACGCGCACCGCTTCGGCCGGGGTGTTGAACAGCCCCATCAACGTGAAGCGTGCCACCGGGATCCCTTGCGCGTTCAGCGTGATGTTGGCGGTACCGCGAACGCCGGTCAGCTTGTGCTGGGTATTGCCCATCCAGAAATAGATGCTGGACGATTCGTGCCCATCGCTCACCGGGTTGTAGGTAACGCTGGTGGCCGCAACGATCGTCTCGGCCGCCGCGCAGCTGCGCATCAGGATGCCCCAGCCCGGTGCGGTGCCGGCCGCGCCGGACCCCTGCAGCTCGAC